GGAGAGCACGACGACACGGTAGACGCGTGCACGCTCGCATTGATGCGGGTCCGCAAAGGTGGGATGATGCGACTGGTTACGGATCAGGCCGACAACGAGCCTTTGTACCGGTCGCGCCGTTCGGCGTATTACTGATGAGGATTTGAGATGGCAACCAATTCCATGATGCCTTCGGTTTATTCCGCCCCACAGGGTTTGGAAACGCTGGCCGAAGATCTACCTGTAATCGAAATCGAGGTTGAAGACCCGGAATCTTTGAAGATCGCCATGGGCGGCGTCGAGATCGAACTGGAGCCCGAAAGCGAAACCGGCGACGAAGCGTTTGACGCCAACCTTGCCGAGTACATGGACGAGAACGAACTCCAGAAGGTCGCCTCCGATCTGATGGGCGAAGTGGACGGCGACATCAACTCCCGCAAAGACTGGGTGGAGATGTTCGTCAAGGGGCTCGAAGTCCTGGGCATGAAGTACGAGGAGCGCACCGAGCCGTGGAACGGCGCGTGTGGCGTGTACTCCACGATCCTGACCGAAGCCGCAGTGCGCTTTCAGTCCGAGACGATCATCGAGACTTTCCCCTCCGTCGGGCCCGTCAAGACCGAAATCGTCGGTGCAATCGACAAACTCAAGGAAGAAGCAGCCGAGCGCGTGCGCGACGACATGAACTACCAGTTGACGGAGGTCATGTCCGAATACCGCCCCGAGCATGAACGCATGCTGTTCAACCTGGGCTTGGCAGGTTCGGCGTTCAAGAAGGTGTACTTCGACCCCAGCCTGGGTCGGCAGGTCTCGATCTTCGTCCCGGCAGAAGACGTCATCATTCCCTACGGTGCTACCAGCGCCATGGAAGCGCAGCGGGTCACGCACCTCATGCGCAAGACCAAGAACGACATCAGGAAACTCCAAGTCGAGGGGTTCTACCGCGACGTTGACCTGGGCGACCCGGTTCAGATCCACACGGACGTGGAGAAAAAGAAAGCCGAGGATCAGGGCTACAGCCTGACGGATGACGACCGGTACCAGATCGCAGAGATTCAGGTCGATTACGACCTGCCGGGGTACGAGGACAAGGACGGCATCGCGCTGCCCTACATCATCACCATCGACCGGGGCACCTCCAAGGTCCTGGCCATCCGTCGCAACTGGCAGCCTGACGACGAGAAGAGACTCAAGCGTCAGCACTTCGTACAGTACACATACATCCCGGGGTTTGGCGCTTATGGCTTCGGTTTCATACACCTCATTGGCGGATATGCTCGTGCTGGCACTTCTCTCATCCGGCAGTTGGTTGATGCCGGTACTCTCAGCAATCTTCCGGGCGGTCTGAAGTCGCGCGGCTTGCGCGTCAAGGGCGACGACACGCCCATCGCCCCGGGTGAGTTCCGCGACGTGGACATCCCGTCCGGTGCGCTGCGCGACAACATCATGCCGCTGCCGTACAAGGAGCCGTCACAGGTCCTGGCAGCACTGCTTGAGCGGATCACCGAAGAAGGCCGTCGCCTGGGCTCCATCGCGGACATGAAGGTCAGCGACATGTCGGCCCAAGCCCCGGTGGGCACGACGCTGGCCCTGTTGGAGCGGCAACTCAAGACCATGAGCGCGGTGCAGGCACGTGTGCACTTCGCCATGAAGCAGGAGTTCAAACTCCTCAAGGCCATCATCCGCGACTACACCCCGTCGGCGTATTCCTACGACCCGGAGAAGGGCAGCCGCCGCGCCAAGCAAGAGGACTACGACATGGTGGAGGTTATCCCCGTGTCGGACCCCAACAGCAGCACGATGGCGCAGCGGATCATGCAGTACCAAGCGGTCATTCAGTTGGCTGCGCAGGCTCCGCAGATCTACGACCTGCCCCAGTTGCATCGGCAGATGATCGAGGTCCTGGGCGTGAAGAACGCCGAGAAGTTGGTGCCAATCGAAGACGACATGACCCCGCGCGACCCGCTGTCGGAGAACATGGCGTTCCTCAACGGCAAGCCGGTCAAGGCGTTTATCTACCAAGATCACGACGCCCACATCGCCACCCACATGGCGCTGATGCAAGACCCGCTGATGGCGCAGCAGATCGGCCAGAACCCGATGGCTCAGCAGATGATGTCGTCCATCCAGGCGCACATCATGGAGCACTTGTCCTTCGCCTACCGGGCCAAGGTCGAGGAGCAACTGGGCGTGCCGCTGCCCCCGCCCAACGAGCAGTTGCCCGAGGAAGTCGAGGTCAACCTCTCGCGCATCATCGCGCAGGCTGCACAGCAGTTGTTGGCCAAGGACAAGGCTCAGGCTTCGCAACAGCAGGCGCAGGAGATGCAGCAGGATCCGCTGATCCAGATGCAGCAGAAAGAACTCCAGATCAAGGCCCAAGAAGCCCAGATCAAAGCGCAGAAGGTCATGGGCGACTTGCAGGTCAAGCAGCAGGAACTGGCGCTCAAGGCCCAGGAAGCGGCGGCTCGCAGCGGAGAAGATCCGCAACTCAAGGCCATGGCGCAGCAAATGGAGATGCAGATGCGGCAGCAGTCGCACAATCAGAACCTCCAGCAAAGCGCCCAGACGCATCAGCAAAAGATGGCCCAAGCCGCCCAGACGGCTGAGCAGCAGGCCAAGATCCGGGCCTTCAACGCCGCCACGGCTGCGATGAACAAGGCCAACCAACCCAAGAAGGAGAAGCCTGAGTGAGTGGACCGCTAGTCTCGCTGATGATGATCTCGTACAACAACGTGGCCTACCTCAAGGCCGCGATTGATAGCGTGTTGGCTCAGACCCACACGAACTGGGAAATGGTCATCAGCGATGACTGCTCCACTGACGGCTCCTGGGAATTGGCTCAAGTGCTTGGCGCCCGGGACAGCCGGATCAAGGTCGTCCAGAACGAGCGCAACCTCAAGACTCCGGGCAATCGCGCCGCTGCCATGAAGCACCTGAGCGGGGAGTTTGTGGGCCACATCGACGCGGACGACATGCTCTATCCGTACTCGGTGGAGCACATGCTGCGGCTGTTCGCCTCCCGTCCAGATGTAGGCATGGCGTACTCCGACATGTCTGACATCAACACCAAGAGCAAGGTGACGGGCTATCGAGCCCACCCCGAGGAAGATTCCAATCTAGCGCACCACGGATGGCGGCACTTTGGCATGTACCGCATGAGCGCGTATCAAACGGTGGCTGGGTACAACGACAAGTTGACCCAGGGCTGCGAAGACGGAGACTTGTTTCTTCAAATCGCAGAGCATCACAAGTTTGTGCGTATCCCTGAAGTGCTCTACGCCTACAGATCTCATGGGGACAACAACAGCACCAAGAACCACAAGTGTGAGTCTTGCCCCGACCGACCGGTGTGTAACTACGTGCGGATCTGGTCCAAGCACGCTGGGTACGACCCCGTAACCTTTACTCCGCTGAAGAAGGATTCCTGATGGCAACGACAGTGTTTGATGTACTTACTCGGGACATCGAAGAGAAGCGGGAAACGATCGCCCGTGCTCTCGTAGACGGCGCTGCGCGGGACTACGCGGAATACAAATCCATGTGTGGCGAGATCCGGGGTCTCTCGGTTGCACATGCCTATATCAATGACCTCGTGCGACGAATGGAGCAAGACGACGATGAGTGAACTACTTGTAAGCCAGGACGGTGAGACCGCAACCACGCTGCCCCAAACAGCGGAGGAGAAGGCTCGCCAGATCCCGGATCCCTCAACCTTTCATCTCCTGTGCGTTCTCCCAGAGATTGATGAACAGTACGACAGCGGACTGGTCAAGGCCAGTCAAACGATGCACTTTGAAGAAGTGCTCTCACCTGTCCTGTTCGTCGTCAAGATGGGGCCGGACGCTTACAAGGACGAGAAACGATTCCCTTCTGGCCCTTCGTGCAAGGTCGGAGATTTCGTTCTGGTGCGGCCCAATACGGGTACGCGCATCAAGATCCACGGCAAGGAGTTTCGGATCATCAACGATGACTCCGTGGAAGCCGTGGTCCAAGACCCCCGGGGTATTTCCCGTGCGTAAGGAGTAGACCATGCCACTTGATAAAGAAGAGTTCAAGTTCCCCGACGAGAAGGTCGAGGACAAGAAAGACGACGTGGAGTTCGAAGTCGAGGGTGAGGGTAAACCCGAAATCGAGGTGGTGGATGACACCCCCGAGGAAGACCGTGGCCGCGCTCCCATGAAGGAGCCGCCCAAGGAACTCACTGACGACGAACTAAACAAGTACGACGAAGGTGTGCGCAAGCGCATCCAGCATTTCACCAAGGGCTACCACGAAGAGCGCCGGGCTAAAGAAGCCGCCCTGCGCGAGCGCGAAGAGGCCATTCGAATCGCCAAGGCCGTAGCCGACGAGAACAAGAAACTCAAGGGTTCGCTGTCTGAGGGTAAGAAGGCACTGCATGAGCAGGCGCTCAAACAGGTGGAAGGAGAAGTCGAGACCTTTAAGGCTCGACTGCGCGACGCCCTGGAGGCAGGCAATGCCAACGATATGGCGTACTGGCAAGATCAGTTGACCAGCGCCAAGATCAAACAGGACCGTTTGCAGAATTTGCAAATCGAACCTTTACAGGAAAATGATTTTGGGGTACAAATCCCTCAACCGGCTGAACCAGAACCGGCGGCAGATCCCAAACTACTTGCATGGCGGGAAAAGAATCAGTGGTTTGGGCCCAATAAGCGCATGACCGCATACGCCCTGGGACTGCACGACGATCTGGTAGCAGAAGGAATACCGCCCGGCAGTGATGAATACTGGAGACGGATCAACACTGACGTGCGGACAAGGTTCCCAGAGCAGTTTGGATCTGAGGAGCCCGCTGATGCGCCCAAAACTCAGCGTGTGAAGACCAACGTTGTCGCCCCGGCGACTCGTAGCACAGCGCCCAAGAAAATCGTGCTCACGAAGTCACAGGTCGAAATCGCCAAGCGGCTTGGAGTTCCCCTGGATCTCTATGCTCGTAAGGTTGCGGAAGAGATGAGGAAATAATCATGGCCGAGCAAGAACGCAAGAGTCGAGATCTGGAATCCCGTGAACAGGTGTCGCGTCCCAAACTTCAATGGGCGCCGCCCCAACTGCTACCTGACCCTGAGCCTGAGCCGGGTTACGCTTTCCGTTGGATTCGCCTGAGCACGCTCAACAATCCCGACCCCACGAATATCTCCTCGAAACTCCGCGAAGGCTGGGAGCCGGTAAAGGCAAGCACGCAGCCCAAACTGTTTGCTATGTCTAATCCCCAGAGTCGATTCCCTGATGGGGTCGAAATTGGTGGCCTGCTCCTGTGCAAGACCCCGGTTGAGTTGACGGAACAGCGCAACGCCTATTACCAAAATCAGGCGGACGCGCAGATGAACTCCGTTGACAACAACTTCATGCGCGAGAGCAACCCGAAGATGCCGCTCTTCAATGAGCGTCGTTCTGAGGTGAAGTTCGGACGTGGTTAAACCCTGTTAGGAGTCACAAATGGCATACCCTGTTGTTGACGCTCCCTACGGTTTCAAAGCCATCAACGAGTTGAATGGCCTACCGTACGCTGGAGCAATCCGACAAATTCCTATTGCCCGAAACTACGGCACCGCCCTTTTCAATGGCGACCTGTTGCAGTTGACGACAGACGGAACCATCATCAAGACCGGCTACTCTGCCGCATCCAGCCCGAGCACGGTTATTGCCGGGGCTATCGGAGTGTTCGTTGGTTGTTCTTACACCAACCCTTCCACGGGTCAGAAGTTGTTTGCCCAGTACTACCCCGGTAGTGTTCTGGCTAACGACATCGTGGCCTTCGTTGTGGATGATCCTTCGGCACTGTTCAAGGTGGCGATGGTTGGTCAAACGTCCAGCGAGAGCAACACCGTTTCGACCATTGGCTACGCCAACCAGTCTTTCATTGGAACCAACGTGTACGCGATTACCGGCGTTGCTGGTAGCACCGTCACGGGCAATTCCAAGATGGCTGTGTCTGGCGACGGCCCGAGCAACGGCACCGGCAACGTCCGCGTGGCGTCCACCTCGCTGCCGTTCCGCGTTGTGGCTGTGGTTCCTGAAACGGCTTACTCCGTGTCTGGCACGGGTACTTCCGCTTCTACGACCATCACGCTGGATGCTGCGGTTACTGGCCTTCAGGCCGGTATGGCAGTTGTCTGCCCCGATGCAAGTGCTGGCGGCACCCCTGGCGACTTCAACTATGTGACCAACGTGAACGGCACGACCGTCACCGTGGCGAAGACGCTGACCGCCGCTACTGCTGGCAGCAGTTTCACCTTTACCGGCTTCCCTGAAGTCCTGGTGAAGTGGAACCAAGGCTGGCACTCGTACCAATTCGCTACGGCGCTCGCGTAAGGAGTAATTCAAAATGGCAATTTCTCGTGCCCAACTACTGAAGGAACTCCTGCCCGGCCTGAACGCGCTGTTTGGTCTGGAGTACGCCCGCTACGGCGAAGAACACAAAGAGATCTACGAAACGGAGACCTCTGAGCGTTCGTTTGAAGAGGAGACGAAACTCTCCGGCTTCAGCGCCGCACCCGTCAAGCCGGAAGGCCAAGCCATTGCGTATGACAATGCGCAGGAAGCCTGGACTGCCCGCTACAACCACGAAACCATCGCCATGGGTTTCTCAATCACCGAAGAGGCGATCGAGGACAACCTGTACGACTCCCTGTCGTCCCGGTACACCAAGGCCCTGGCTCGTGCGATGGCCTACACCAAGCAGGTCAAGGCTGCTGCTGTTCTGAACAACGGTTTCAACTCCGCCGTGACCTACGGCGACGGTGTGAGCCTGTTCTCGACGGCGCATCCGCTGATCTCTGGTGGCAGCAACAGCAACCGCCCCACGGTGGCTGCTGACCTGAATGAAACGTCTCTTGAGAACGCCGTCATTCAGATCGCTGGTTGGACGGATGAACGCGGTCTGCTGATCGCTGCCAAGCCCCGGAAACTGATTGTTCCCCCGGCTCTGATGTTCGTGGCAACCCGCCTGCTCGAAACCGAGTTGCGCGTGGCTACCGCCGACAACGACATCAACGCCCTGAAGAACAACGGTTCGATCCCCGAGGGTTACACCGTTAACCACTTCTTGACCGACACGAACGCGTGGTTCCTGACCACGGACGTGCCCAACGGCCTGAAGCACTTTGTCCGTACCCCGATGTCTACGTCCATGGACGGAGACTTCGACACCGGCAACGTCCGCTACAAGGCGCGCGAAAGGTATTCGTTCGGAGTGAGCGATCCGTTGGGTATCTTCGGTTCGCCCGGAGCTTAACCCAATAAAATCAAGCACTTGCGCTTGGTTGGAGGCCCCTTCGGGGGCCTTTTTATTTGCCTGTTGACTTCTTGGGGTACCACCGGTACATTACGGTCATGTTCCTTAGCCCTGTAACGGAGAGCAACATGACCCAGGTCATCTACAAGATCATCAACCTCGTAAACGACAAGTTCTACGTCGGAAGCACTACGAATCAGAAAGTGCGGTTTCGCCAACACCGTAAGTTGCTGCGCGGGGGCCGTCACCACTGCAAACATCTTCAAGCAGCCTGGAACAAGTACGGCGAAGAGAAGTTTGCTTTCCGGGTCATTGAAGAGGTCGCAAGTGTGGAGTCTTTACAGGGCGTGGAAGAACGCTATCTTGCAGAGCATGTCGGGAAGCCGTACTGCTACAACACCGGCCATTCGGCGGACGCGCCCTGGCGCAATGCGCCTGCCCACAAAACCCCTAACTTTGGCCGTCCTGTCGCCCCTGAGCAAAAAGCCCAAATCTCCAAGACCTTGAAGGAGTTCTACGCCGCCGACTACTTCAACCATCCCCGTGTGGGGAAGGCGCATACGGAGGAAACCAAGGAGAAGATTCGCCAAGCCAAACTGGCTAACCCACAGACACCATGGTTGGGCAGAGAGCGAAGCGACGAAACCAAGGCCAAGATCGGTGCAGCGCAGCGTGGCAAACCCAAGGCTCCGGGGCGAAAGGTGTCGGAAGAGGGGCGAGCCAAGATCCAGGCCAACATCGAGGCCGGGCGTAGCCACAAGCACTGGACGGGGCGTAAGCACACGGAAGAAGCCAGGGCAAAGATGTCCAAGGCGGTGTTTGTTATGCCTGACGGGCTGATGTTCCCAAGCCTGACCGCTGTGCTTGAGCGGTACCAGATCAAGATGCCGACGTTGCGCCGTGCATTGGCCTCCGGCAAACCCATTACCAAGGGAAAGTTGGCCGGATACTCGTTCAAGTACGGCGGGGTAAATCCTCAGTTCACGCTCACGGACAAACTTCTTGCGTTTCCCAAGAAGTGAGGGTATAAACACACCAGTCCAAGATTTCCCACTGCTTGCTGACCGGCTTGGCGGACTGACCTCACAGACAGCAAGCGCAATTGAGGAGCCTTCAATGGCACGCACTACCTTCTCCGGCCCAGTCAAATCCGATAACGGTTTTGAGGGCAGTTTCATTGGTACGCTGACGATCACGTCGGGCGGCAACACCATCACCACAACCAATTCTGCAACCAGCGGCACTTATCAGCCTTTGGTTGTTTCAACGGCCATGACCGGCGCTGGCGCTGATGGCGGTCGTGCAAAGTTTGACATGACCACCAATGTGGCTTTGGGATCGTTTTCCAATGCCCTGAAGGCGGAAGTCACTTACGGCGCGTCTGGTCGTACCACGGGCCTGGGCTCGGCATTTGTTGCTGAAATGACCTTGTCGGCTGGCACCTCCTCGGGAACCTATGCTCCTATTGAGATTGAACTCAATATGGGCAATGCGGGTTCTACGGGCACTTCTACGTCGCTCATTTATGCCTCCGTAAACGGCACCGCCGCTACCACATTTGACAGCAATGGCTTCATTATGACGCTTGCGGGCTTGACTGCTGGTGCTGCTGACGCGGTCGCCACCCCCGGCGCGACATTTGCCGCTACGGCAACTGGCACCGCCTTGGGTGGTGCAAATCTGCGTGGTCTGAAGGTCAAGATTGGAACTTCAACTTTCTATCTTGCTGCGATTCCTTCTGCAACTTACGAAGCATGAGCCTAACCAAAGAGCAATTGTTGGAAACTCGTCAGCAAGCAGTTGCTAAACGACAGCAATTGTTTGAGATGATTCAACAGGCTAATGGCGCAATCGACATGATTGATCACTTGCTTCAACAATTAGATCAAACAGAATTGGAGCCGCAAGATGATGCAAACTGACGTTAAATCGGGCACAGCGGCGGCGGCAACCAGTACGGCTGTCACGTCGTTTCGTGCCCGTATCAAGGCGCTTGCGCTGACCTACACCTCGTCTGCCGGGAACATTGCGATCACGGACGGCAACGGTGGGGCCACGCTGTTCTCGTTTACACCGGCTGCTGCCGCAGGTTCGTTGTACATGCTATTCCCTGGCGAGGGCATCCTTGCTGAGACTGGCATTTACGTGACCAACGGCACCGGCACCGCTGCGACGGTGTTCTATGGCTAAGAGCCCAGCATGGCAGCGCAAGGAAGGCAAAGCGGAGAGTGGCGGATTGAACGCCAAAGGCCGCGCCTCCTACAACCGCGCCAATCCTGGGAAGCCGGGTCTGAAAGCCCCTCAACCGGAGGGCGGACCTCGGCGCGACTCCTTCTGTGCTCGGATGAAGGGCATGAAGAAGAAGTTGACAAGCGCCAAGACCGCCAATGACCCGAACAGCCGGATCAACAAGTCCTTGAGGGCGTGGAACTGCTGACATGCCAAGCACAAGCGGTAAGCAGCACAGGTTCATGGCGGCGGTGGCGTCAAACCCCAAGTTCGCCAAGAAGGTAGGTGTCCCTACGTCCGTAGGGGAAGAGTTCATCCAGGCCGATAAAGGCCGCAAATTTTCAAACAAGGAGTCCGACATGAAGGGCATGAAGACAAAGAAGATGATGGGTGGTGGCTACGCCAAGGGCGGTATGGCCCCCTCCAAGATGGGCGCGGTGAAGACCGCTGCCCCCAGCCGTGACGGCGTTGCTGTCAAGGGCAAGACCAAGGGCACCATGGTCAAGATGGCCAAGGGCGGCAAGATGATGGGCGGGAAGTGCTGACATGATGCCCAGTCGCGGGATGGGGGCCATGCTCCCATCCAAGATGCCCAAGGGTGAGCGTAAGGCTCGGCGGGATGACACGGATTTCGCGGAGTACGCCGAAGGCGGCGAGGTGAAGTCCAAGGTCAACGAGGCCGGGAACTACACCAAGCCCGGTATGCGCAAGTCTCTCTTTGAGAAGATCAAGGGGCAGGCTACGCAGGGCACGGCGGCAGGGCAGTGGAGCGCCCGCAAAGCGCAGTTGCTTGCCAAGCAGTACAAGGCCAAAGGCGGAGGCTACCGTGACTAAAAAGTTTCCTGACCTGACCGGCGACGGCAAGGTTACTCAAGCCGACATCCTCAAGGGCCGTGGCGTTAGCGAAATGGCCAAGGGCGGCATGGCTAAAGGTGGCAAGTGGATCCAGTCCGCCATCAAGAAGCCCGGTGCTCTGCGTGAGGCTCTCGGCGCCAAGGAAGGCAAGCCTATCCCGGCCAAGAAGTTGGCCGCTGCGGCTAAGAAGCCCGGCAAGATGGGGCAGCGCGCTCGACTGGCGCAGACGCTCAAGGGCTTGAAGAAGTGAAAAAGCCGCAGCAGTCTCTGAAGGACTGGACGGCCCAGAAGTGGAGGACGAAGAGTGGTAAACGATCTTCTGATACGGGTGAAAGGTATCTTCCAGAGGCTGCGATCAAAAGTCTTTCCCCCCAAGAGTACGCCGCCTCAACCCGAGCAAAGCGAGCAGGCAAAGCCTCCGGCAAGCAGTTCGTAGCCCAACCCAAGGCCATCGCTAAGAAAACCGCGAGATTCAGATGACAACGAGTGGAACAGCGTCGTTCAACCTCGATCTGACGGAGATCGTGGAGGAAGCCTTCGAGCGTTGCGGGGCTGAACTGCGCACGGGCTACGACCTGCGTACGGCGCGGCGTAGCCTGAACTTGATGTTTGCCGATTGGGCAAACCGGGGCGTGAACATGTGGACGTTCGAACAAGGAACGATCCAACTGGTCCAGGGTCAGAACACCTACGCGCTGCCGGACGACACGGTGGACTTGCTTGAGCACGTCATCCGCACAGGTGCCAACAGCAGCAACAATCAGGCAGACCTGACCATTACCCGGATCAGCGTATCTACGTACGCCACGATCCCGAACAAACTGCAACAGGCCCGTCCCATTCAGGTGTGGATCCAGAGACTGAACGCGCAGACTTCGCCCACTGGGTATACGCTACCCGCGCTCATCAACAGTTCTACCACCACGATTACGCTCAGTTCGACCATTGGCCTTCCGGCCAACGGCTTCATCTTGCTCGACAGCGAACTGATCTACTACGGCTACATCAGCGGCAACACGCTCTACAACTGCGCCCGTGGGCAGCAGAACACGACGGCGGCGTCTCACGCAGCCAGTACCGCTGTTTACATCAAGCAAGTCCCGGCAGTCACGGTGTGGCCCACCCCGGACAATACGCAGACGTATACCTTTGTGTACTGGCGCCTGCGCCGCACGCAGGACGCCGGAGATGGCGTCAACGTCATGGACGTGCCGTTCCGGTTCATCCCGTGCATGGTGGCAGGCTTGGCCTACTACATGAGCATGAAGATTCCCAAGGCGCTGGAGCGCATGGACACGCTCAAGGCGCAGTACGAAGAGGCGTGGACGCTGGCTGCGGACGAAGACCGCGAGAAGGCTGCGATTCGGTTCGTGCCCCGGCAGATGTTTATCGGCGGGGGGTATACCTAAATGGGTAACCGGTTCGCCTCAGCCAAGTACAGCATCGCCATGTGCGATCGCTGTGGGCAGCAGTTCAAACTCAAGGTTCTGCGCAAAGAGATCATCAAGACAAAAATCTACGATCTCTTGGTCTGCCAGGAGTGCTGGGATCCCGACCATCCGCAGTTG